TTTGCAGATACTTCAGCATTTAGTCCAGAGAAAGTTTTATCTTTACCTGCTACAGTAATCATTGATATAAACGAAGATGTTTCACCTTTTGCATATGAATTGGCATATTCTGGAATTTCACCAAACATAGAAGTTCTTGTAACTTGTAATGTATTTTCATCAATAATAGACTTAATTAAACCAAGTTTAGAATAACTTCCATTCTGAATATAATGACCAACTTGCGATGTTGCTGTCGGAGTGAGCACGATGGCAGATCCATTTGCGGTGGTCGATAGTTTTAATCCGCTTGTATTTGACTGTACAACATAATAATTAAAATTGTTAGCAAGACCGCCAATTACCGTATTACCATTATCAACACTGTATGTTACAATAGTGCCATTAGCCCAAATATTATTTGTAATACTAATAAAACTGCTAGATATATCATTTTTACCATCAAAAGCTTTTCGTGAAATGAATAGTAAATTTTCACCTTCTAAGAAACTCGCCGTACTTTCTCTTGTAGTAAGTATATAATCGTGTTTTTTATATCCATAAACTACTGGTTCTAATATAGTTACTAATGGATCTAAGTTATAATCTTGACCAGGATTAGTTTGACTAATCAAACTTATAGAACCAATAGTGAAATCATCAATAGCTAATAAACTTTGCAAAGTACCAGACGATAAATTGGCAGCGGGATTAGCTGGAAATCCGTATGCATTTGATCCTGAAAGAGCTGTATTACTGCTGCCATCAATAACAATATTTAAATAATCGGCGCCATACACGTTATTGCTATAAAGAAAATCTGAATTCAAAGAAACAGTTTCTTCATCGTCAAGGCTTGCAATTTGAAATGATGCTAAACTACCTTGACCTGCTGCTGTAAGATATGCAGTAGTATTTGATGTTTTACCATATAAAAATAGACCATTATTATAGTCTATTGCACTACCTAAAACAGGAGTAAAGAAGGCGCCATATCCTCCAGATACTACAGCAGTAAACGAGTGACCATTTTCAGTAGCGCCAGCAGTAATATTAATTACATTTCCTTTTGGAGCAGTAGAAACAGTTATACCTAAAGAATTCGCTGTTCTTACATAGTATTTTGTATTATTGACTAATCCGCTTAATGCGGTGTTTGATGCCGTAACTTTATACTGCACATATTGAGCATTTACAAAATTATGATTAGATATTGTTATAAAATCTGTGGTATTAGAAACATCTGTATTTGCATTGAAAAAATACTGATTTGCACTATTTGCGATCGTAGCACTAGGTGTAGTTAAATAACCTGTCCCTGGACGCACAATTGTAACAGCAGATATATTACCACCAGCAGTAGTGGTTACTCTTGCATATGTGCCATAACCAGAAGTAGACGTAAAACTTAATACATCTCCATTCGAATAATTTGCTCCGTTTGCAGTAATTGTAACAGAAGCAACAGAAGTCGTAGAACTATCATTGATGCCGATATATGTAGAATATGAACTTAGAAGTGCATTAGCAGAAGAAGCTCTGCCACGTATTCTTTGATTAGATAAGAACGCGCCTTGAGTATTTGAAATTTCTACGACAAGATTAGAGCCAGCTCTAGATACAGTTTGCACTGTAGCATTTGCCCATTCGACGGTAGAATTAGACTGATATACTTGTTCGCCTTTTGTTACTAAAACCCCGTTTTGTATATCTGAAAGTATTAAACTATTATTTGTAGTAAATGCAACAATATTTGCAGTAGCAGTTTTATCAGTATAAGTTACAGTATTTGCATAGATCGTATTATCTGAATTGTAGAATCGGGCATTTGACTGTAGATTACCGGAAACAACAGAAACGTATAAATTTCCTGTAGTCGTATCAGTATTGGATATAGAAATAGTTACTATTTGACCATATCCGGAAAGAGTATTGTTGGCATAATAGTTATAGATAAAATCATTTGCCTGAAATGTTCCAGACATTCCTTGAAAATCAATATTAGCTTTAGGCTGAACAAACGTTTCAAACTGAATGAAAGGATTAATCAAAGCTCCATTTGAAACTATAACATTATTGACTTGTAACGTTTTCTCTGCAATTATGATTTTTGGAGAAGTCGTGTATCCCCAACCGCCTTCTAATAGTTTAAATTGTACTTGACCAGTCGTGTTATAAACAGAAGATACGTATGCCTTTCCATTCATACCAGTATTTGATGTAAGAGTGACTATATCTCCTACAACATAATCTGAGGCACCGGCAATAATTTCTAATTCATTCAATGATCCGGTAATGACAGGAGTATTTCGTGGATCAGTTGTACCAGTATGAATTACCTTTTCGCCGTACTTAAAGTTGCCTTTTAAATTGCTCAAGAAAAATACGTGAATATTTTTAGAAATTCTAACCTTATTTCCATTAATATCAGTTTGATCATTGATCTTTTTCTTTACAGAATAATTTTCAACGAAAGCTGTGGCACCGCTATTTACACCAGTAATTTGTCTCCCCTCAAATGCAGCGTTATATGGAGTCTCAGTAACCTCAATATAGAGTGGAATTTTCCATGTGTTATCGGAAAGTTTAAAAACATCATCGCCAGGATAACGAACAGAAGCTGGTTGGGCATAGACTAATTTAAAGAAAAGATCTATAGAACGTTCTGTACCTTTAGATCTATAAAAATCCAACGCATTCTTTATGAAAAGTCGTTTATTTGTAGCTGTATCAAACTGAATATTCTTAAGAGTTTCTTCTTTAAAATAGATTAGAAAATTATCTACTGTTTGATCCACATCACGATATTCTAATAGTCTTCTTGAGTGATAAAGTGTATTGTTTGCTTGTTCCAACCATTCATAGTAAGCTTTTACAAACGTTACAAAAACTTGTCCATCTTCTCTATAAAAGGAAGGGAACTGTGACTCAATAAGGGGAGAAATGTAAGTGACGATATCTTTCACTTATTATTCCCTCTCAGAAATAATGTTGATACGGACATCTTCAGCTTTGATTGTTAAGAGAGTTCTCAACAAAGAAGATATATCTTTTCGCTTTGTACGGGCGTAAATTTTGATTCCAGTGCCAGAATATGAGGTTACGTTTAATTTTCTGAGTTGTACTTTTCCAGTGTTGTAATCAATAGATCCTACATTTTCAACTACAACATGATTATTCCCTTCTAATGTAACAATTCTAATTACACCATTACCGTCATCTTCTAGAAAAACTATTTTATTTTTAGTTACAAAATTAGTGGATTCTATTGATGATATGTAATTACTAGGATGCTGTGTCGCAAGTGCTGCAAAATTATTTTCAATCGATTGAGCAAAATCAATATCATAGTTCGTATCAGCGTTTAATGTAGGAGTTATTAACCTTATAGGTCTCACGATAGTATCATTACTTAGAATGCTTCTATCTGCAGCATCTATAGCCTTAACAAAATTACTATAGCGTAAAGTTTTATTGAAGTCATCAAGATAAGTGCTATTGAATGCAATTATTGCAGTTAAGACTTCTTGCTTAATTGATTCGCTATTTAATGACGTAACATTTAAGTTATAACGAACGGTAGACGTGACATCTACATACATGAAATCTGGATCGATAAACACAGGATCAATTGAAAGAGAAGATCTTGGTTTGATAAAATTGTAATATTGTTGCTTTCGAATATCAGGAACACCATCTACATTCTTAAGATCTACTGCAATAAATACTTTTCCATATATTGCAGGAATAGCTTCTTCTCCGCCATACACTGATACAGCATTGATTTCGGGGAAATTTAAAAGAAGAAGGTTTCTATAGTCTTCAGCAGTCACCGCTCTTTCTTGAGTAGTAAAATATCTTGGAGCATTAAACTTAACTGACTCAATTGATTCGTGAATAGCGCCCTGAGCTGCTGCAGATACCGTAGAAACAGCTACGTTTGAAAATCCTCCAATAGTGCCATCAGATGTAAACTTAAACGCACCATTTGGAAGTTCACCTTTACAAATACGATATTCACACACAACTATTGAGTTATCTTTTGGTTTTCTTCCAAGAACACCATCGCCAAAAAGAATTTCATACTTATCGTTTTCTGCACCCTGAACGAAAAATATCTGAGAATTAGCTTGCTTATCAAACAAAGAAGTTGCTCTTAAGTATGATAAAATTTCGGCGCCGTTATCTTCAATAACAGTAACAGTTAGAGAATCTGTGTCTATAGTAGGATTAGAAAGAACAAATCTTTGTCTAGTATCTACATTATTTACAGTAAATGTATCATTTACATATTGACCTTCATAGATTACGATTTGATCGGAAACAAACGTGCTATTAGCTCCGGAAAATACTATGTTTTGATCAGTCGTAAAAGTAAATGTATTAGAGCCAATTCGTGTATTGAATGGCGTGCCTTTAGGCATAGTTATAGTGGCAGTATTACCAGTAGTTTGAACTGTTAAAATAACAGATGCACGAGCTGATTTGAATGATCTTGGTGTATAATTAAGTTCTTTTGCTCGAGAAATAACACTCTCGCGTAACTGAGCACTATCTAAGAACATTTCGTTGCCAATCATGTTCAAATAAAACGTATTCATATATGAATTATATGAAAGCACGTCAAGCAATACGTTGATATTGCTTCCTTCAAAATCATAATCCTTAAAAACATCCTGTGTTTTAAGATAAGTTTTAAAACTCTCTTTAAGAGAAGTAAAGTCTAAGTTTACTAAGTTTATACTTGTGTTTGTAGCCATTATCTTACTCTAATTAGAGGTATATTTATCGTTATCGGATTAATGATCGTAGTAGTATAAAAAATTATAGTCACTACGTATCCATTCTGTTCTGGGTATCCCGTCACTATTACATCTATAAGTTTAGCTCTGGGTTCATGATTTTCTATAGTACGTATTATTTGTGTCTTAAGAGAAGCTTCTGTCTGAGGAGATATTGGTTCAAAAAGAAAGTTTCTAAGATTCGATCCTATAGTAGGTTGAAAGAGTCTTTCATATTTATTAGTCAATAATAGATTTCTTATAGAACGAGTAACTGCTACTTCATTTTTAATCGTCATAAACTGTTTAGAATCAGGATGGACATTAAAATTAGTCAAAAAATCCGAATATAAAAACTGTTCTTTAGATCTTGTTGCTGAATATCTATCTGCTACTGAAGGTGATGCCATCTCTGAATTCCTATTTAGATAAACGTATTTATTAAGATCCTACAAAAACATTATCACTTCCAGAACTTGCAGAAGGAGCACAATGATCTCCACCTTCATCTGGACAAAGAGAATCTGCACTTGCAGAATTTCCATTTATGACTACTAATTTACCATTAATAAAAACGTTTTTGCATACAGCTATTAGATTTCCTTTTCCATGCGTATTCAGATCATCATTGATAGACACTAATTTTCCATTGGCAAAAACAGTTGATTGACCGGAAACTATAGTGGTCGCTCCACATGATCTTGAATCGCTATTTCGGTGTATTGCTGGCATTACGGATTCAAATTAATCTTAGAACCTATCAAGGTCATTTCACCTTTAGATTCTATCTTGCAAGTACCATTAATTTTAGTATCAAGATTACCATCAATCTGTATGTTTACGTTACCTTTGACAGTTATCTTTACATCACCTTGAACAAAAACTTCATCATTTTTAGCTAAAATAGTATAGTTGTCTCCAGCGACTTTAGTCACTGTTCTTCCATCTGCGCTAATTTCTACATATGTGCCAGACTTATGATATAAATGAATTCGTTCTGCATTTGGTGTATCGTCTATTTCTATCGTATGACCGCTCTGAGTGCGTGTAACTTTATTGTATGGATACTTTGAACCGTATGTTGTTTCTGGTTCTGGACCCATCAAAGGTTTTGATTTCCATGTATTCACTTCTCGCGCAAGTTGTGGTACATCATGCTTTTTTATATCACCTTCTTTGATAGCTGGAATAGTTCCCATTATAACCGGTACTTTTGCAATGGATCCATCAGCAAAAAAACCAAAAACATGGCTACCCACTAAAATGCCAGTTGGTGATGTGCCTACTTCACCGTGTTCTGGAGTCTGATAACTTGCACTAGTGATCGGCAATAGCGGCATTGCCCAAGGTAAGTTTTCATCTTCTGTTTGATCGTGAAAGTTGTCTATACGTATTTGACATTGACCAAGTTTATCAGGATCATTTATATTGACTACGTCAGCCAGAAACCAAACAAAATTATTTTCACCAGCAAACCTATTCACGTGTCAAATCCTCCGGCTTTACCGTATGTTGCATTTATAAGTTCCATAGAACTAAAATATCTAAAATCTAAATTCTGTTTACTCATAGAATGCCTTATATGTGTTATTAGATATTCTCCTGAGGTAATGTCAGAATTTTCAGATTTTTGCTTTCCTCCTACTTTAGTTAAAGCTTTAGGTTTAGGAGTTTCCAATCTTATTCTATATCCTGCAGATAAGTAACTATCTCCCCAAACTAATACACGAACTATATTTTGAGTCAACATCGATATAAATGCATGACCATAACCAAGCTTATCTTCCATATATGTGTCTGGTACACCAGAACTTTTAATCATATTAAATGTTTTAGATGGTTGATTTCCATATTGTGATTCAAATGAAGCAGAGTGAATAGGTTTTGCTCCTTTTGCATATTCAAATTCTTGTTGTGCTTTTGAATAATTAAAATCTTTTGTAACTTTATTGCGGGTTTTAATATCAATACTTTTAGTTCTATTATTTAGAGCACCTTCACTCATCAGTTTAGCAGTGTTTTGTTGAGATATATGGTTATATCCTAAGATATTTCTATAAGTAATATTTTT